TCCGGGTGGGGCACCAGGTGGACCCGCTCCTGGTCCGCTAGGAGGGGCACCCATCCCTGGCGAGCCACCCGGCGCTTCCTCGCCTGGCATTGCGGCATGCGAGGCTAGGAACCCGGCGGTGAGTTCCGAAGCGATCTTCTGAACACCCTGCTCGACACCGGCCTGAACGCCCTTGTCGACCTGCTCGTTGATTGCCTGGACCTGCTTGTTCTTCTCCTGCCTCTCCTGCTTCTTGGCGAGTTCCTCATCCGACGGCACCACCTCCTCGCCGTCGAGCCCGATGGTCTGCGACACACTGCGCAGCACCGTCCCGCGACCGGTCATCCCCATGATCTCCATATCGACCGGATTGTTGGTGTGCTGCAGGAACTCGAGCTGACGCTGCCGCTGGGTCTCGCGCTGAACCGCAACATTGACACCCTGGACGTAAATGTCTTCCTCACCAGTCAATGCGCCGGTCGTATCTGTCAGCAATACCAGATCCGACAGCTGTTGCAGCGCCACCTCGAAAATATCGCGGTCGATATTGGCAGCCACAGTCTGCAGGATTTTGCTGGCGTTGCCCATCAACATGGCCAAGCCGGACGCCGTGCGCCCCGCCCCGCCGGAAGCCTGCCCGCCGATATACTTGGGAATGGCACTAACGTCGTCGCTCAGGTCGACGAATGCCTTGAACACCGCGAGCAGCTCCTGGGCATTGCTCTGCGGCTGAAAAAACTCGATTGGCGGCTTGGCATTGTTGCCGACGGGATCGCTGACCACATGCCAGCGTTTCCACGGATATATCTCGTCGACATTCTCTTCCGGCCGGCAACGCTCGACATTGACCACCACCTGCGGCCCGGAAGCGATACTCATATTGTTGACCAGCGCCCGCAGGGTGGCGTTGGCGACGTCTTGAATGTCGGAAATCAAATCAGTGAGCGAATTGCCGACCGGCGTTCCCGGCACTTTCTCGAACGAGGTGACAAAATAATTATGCCGCGCCCGCGGCGAAGGTGACAGATTTGCTTTGATAATGTGGCTGCCGATGCAATAGGCGTCGACGTGATAGTCCCGAACCGGATCGGAAATTCCAGGCATGCCGTAGTCTTGTAGAATTTCACCCTGAATATTTCCGTGAAACTCCATCTGGCTGATCAAGCCAGAGCGGTTCCAAGCCGGATTCTCCCGGCTCTCGAGCACAGCTCGTTCGGCATCCGTGGTGTCCCAATTGTCGTACAGCCCGCCGCGGCCGAACTCGGTCAGAACAGCGCGCACCTCGTCCTGGTTGAACCCCGGCAGATCCAGCATGTCGTTGAGTTCAGCCCGCGTCAGGCCGGATTTCTCGATCACGTCGGCATTGGCGATGTCGGAGACGCCAGGTGTCCACCAGATGTCGAACGGCGACACCCGATTCCACATCATGGTCGGGATCTGCTTGACCAGCGGTTTGCCGTTCTGCCACTGAATTTCAGGCACAATCTTGACGGTCGGGCCCTTGATACAGGCGAACGGAAAAATCGGTAGATCCACAAGAAATTCAGCCAAAGCGTGATAAAAAAACCCGTTCCTCAGAAACTCCTCGATCTTGTCCTCGGACGTTTTGGCCTGCTTCTGCGCCAGCTTTCTGGCCGCCTCCTGCGCCGACTCCATCAGCGACATGCGGCGGGTACGAGCAGCATCCTCCGGCGGCGGCTGCCCAGTGGCCTGCTGCACCATCTGCTGCTCGTGTTGCAGCAAAGCATCAACCTTCTGCATGATTTCGTCGGGAACATCCGGATCCGCCGGCGCGCGCACCGCCCACGGCCGGTCGCTGCCGAGATAGACATCCCGCAACAAAGAGCTGGCCGCTCGACATTTCTGCGCAGTCAGCCTGGCATAGATCTCCGACCCACCGAATTTCTTCACGTCCTGCAGCTTGGTCGGATTGTACTGGCCGTTGAACGCCCGCATGGCCTCAAGCAGCCGGTTCGACCAGCCCGACGCGGTATTGCGGTGATTGCGGAAGACCTCGAACTGGCCCCGGATATAGCCCACGAGCTGAGGCGGGGCAGGCTGCTGGGCGGGCGCATTGGCTGCCGCCCGATCCTGCTGCTGCTTCAACAGCTGCGCCTCCAGCACCGCCGGCGGCACCACCTGCAAGACGTTCACGGCACCCAAGGGATTATCAGCCATGACCCACAGCTAACAGGCGTTTCTTAAGAAATTCTTAAGACTTGGCCGCTACATCTCGATCATGGCAGACCTCAACGAGTCCCAGATGGCCGCGCTCGCGCGCGAGCTGGTGATGAACATCCGCAACTACAAAGACACTTTCAAGCTCTTTGAAATCGACGAGAACGACTACCAACAGATTGAAAAGAACGAATTTTTTCGCAAAGTGAAGGAGCATTTCACGCTCGAATGGAATTCGACGCTCTCGACCGAAGAGCGCGTCCGCTTTCAAAATCTAGCCTATTACGAGCAGCTCTCGCCGGTACTGACCCGGCGCGCGATGGCACCGGACGCCAACCTGTCGGCGTCTACCGACGTCGCCAAAGTGCTGATGAAAGGCGCTGGCATCGGCGAGGCCAAGAGCGAAAAAAGCAACGCCGAACGCTTTGTCATCACCATCAATCTAGGCGCTGACACCGACGGCAAAGAGGTGGTCGAGCACTACGACAAATCAATCGAAATCAATGCCAACGACGTGCCACCGAAAGATATGCCGCCGACAGCGGAAGAAATAGCAGCAGACGCCAAGCTCTCGGCCGAGATCAAAGCCAAAGCCAAGACTAGAACGCTCGAGTTTCTCCCTACCAAAGATGACGATAAATCCTGATGTCGGAGAAGACGATTAAAACCTTGCCTTGCCACGCCTTGCCGGACCCTGCCCTGCCTCGCCATACCGAGCCAGGCCCTGCCTTACAACCTAACCATTAGCTAAAAAAGCACCCAATGTCAGTAATTTTCACGGCCCCGCCGACACTGGCCAGCTTCATGAAATCGCAAGCGTTCGGCCGCATCGCCGCCGGCCCCGTGGGCTCGGGCAAGACCACCGCCTGTGTGATGGAGGCACTGCGCCGCGCCATGGCACAGGCGAAGGCCGCAGACGGCTACAGGTACACCCGCTTCGCATTCGTGCGGCAGACGCTCAAGCAGCTCAAGGACACTGTGCTCAAGGATGTGCAGTCCTGGCTGGTAGGCCTGGGCGAGTGGAAAGTCAGCGAGAACACCTACAATTTAAATTTTGCCGACGTGAAATCAGAGTGGATCTTCGTGCCGCTTGAAAATGCCGAAGATCAGTCCCGGTTGCTGTCCATGCAGCTGACCGGAGCCTGGCTGTCGGAAGCCATCGAGATGAATTTTGATATACTCGCGCCCGTCTCTGGGCGCATTGGCCGCTACCCAAGCGGCAACCGCGGTGTCCCCTCGTGGTACGGCATCATTGCCGACACCAATATGCCAGTCGAACTCGGCGACTGGCACAAATTTATGACCGAACCCCCGCCGAACTGGCAGATATTCATCCAGCCAAGCGGCATGTCGCCGGCCGCCGAGAATCTCAATTATTTGCTGCAAACCGAAGAGACCAAATCCCTTCCCTTCAATCACCCCGTACGGCTGGCCCAGGGCCGCAAGTACTATGAGCAATTTATCCAGATGTACGGGAGCGAGCACCCCTGGGTGAAACGGTACGTTTACGCCCAGTACGGCGACGACCCATCGGGAGAAGCCGTCTTCCGCGCAAGCTTTAAGCCAAGCTTCCACGTTGTGCGCGACACCCTTGTGATACCAGGCTACCCACTGATCGTGGGGCAGGATTTCGGCCGTAATCCCTGGTCGGTGATCGCTCAGGTCGACCACCTCGGTCGTTTGCTGATCCATCAGGAAGTCCCTGCCGTGAACGTGGGGCTGGAAAAACACATCGAGCAGAACCTACGGCCGCAGCTTTTTAACAACAAGTTCCTGGGTTCTAAAGTCATCCTGGTCGGCGATCCATCTGGCATTGCCAAGGGCACGATCGCCGAGGAGACCTGCTTCGAAGCACTCAAACGTCTGGGTCTGCCAGCGTTCCCGGCACCAACGAATGATATCGATCCGCGACTGCGTGCGGTCGAAGCGTTGCTCGGTAAGCAGGTCAACGGCGGACCGGCTCTGGTCATCAACGGCACCGCCTGTCCCTGGCTGGTCCGCGCCATGTCCGGTGGTTACCGCTACAAGAAGCACAAGGACGGCGGCCTGCGCAACGTGCCGGAGAAATTCGACAAAGAGGGCTTTTCCCATGTTGCCGACTGCCTACAATACATCGCCTTGGTGGTCCATGGTGGACTGGTCAGCGAGTTCGCGCGTCGGCTGACACCGCGGATCCGACCGCTAGAACGCCCGCGGATCACGGCCGCAGGATGGACATAAAATACGTCAAGCTAAAACACGAACCGATCGTGATGGCGTGTAGAATTGGGGTGGTGACTGGACATCTTTACCCCACCAAATGGTGGAGCTACGTGGTGTTGCCGCACTGATAGCGCTGGACATAGATGACATATCTCTGCGACCTCGCGCGCAAATACGGCACCGACAAGGGTGGCGAGCATCTAGCGCGTGGCGACACCTGTCACAATTATACGCCATTCTACCACGAAATGTTCAAGGACCGACGAGAAGACATAAAATCCGTGCTG